CCAAACGATAGGCTTGCATATACGGTTGTAGGTACGCCAGAGTTAGCGCCAGAGGCCCCAAGGTAAATTGTACCAGCGGCCTTAGCTCCTGATCCAGCTAGTGTAACAAAAGCCCTGTAAATTCTAAGGTACGACAACTGAGAGGTAACTTGTGACTGTCCGTTAAGTGTCAGCGTCTCTTCTATCTCTTTGTAGTTCTCATCTAAGCCTTGAACCTGTACAGTCCTAGCCCCAGTGCCAGTCCCTGTGTCATTTACACTTGAACTGCTTATGAAGACGGTAAGGTCATTGTCAAACCAAGGGTAGTTGCCCCCATTTCCCCAGATAGTTTCTTCTGTGGTATCTAAGTCTGGGTTGTAGCCAAACTTGTATATTGACTTGTAGCCGCTAGAGTGTCCCCTAGCTATGGCTAAGTCAGTGTGTTCGTATATACGTTTCGGCCAACCACCAAACATCTGCTGTTCCACCTGTTCAAATTGAGCGTTAGGGTCAGGCGCTGATTCTACATCTGGCCTACCAGTAAGGATACCGTATGGTACAAGTACGTGATTCTGGTTTAGCTCTGCTACTCCAACTACTGGTTGCCCAGTCAATATAGGAGCTGCTGTAATTACCCCATCATCAAAGTCGTTGTTAATTATTACATCATTGTTTTGGGTGAGTATTCGCCCTAAGTCTTGCTGCAAAATCCTATTAGTGGCACTAACTAAGATTGTAGCAGATTGAACTACTGGCGCACCAGTGGAAAAGCTGTCAACAGCAATAGAATTGTTATTAACTAAAACATCACTACTCTGTGTGAGTATTAGTCCTGAGTCTTCTTGTAAAATCCTGCTGGTCATATTAAATAACCTTTACTATGCAGGATCAGGGATACCGATAGTAAACGATCCTAATGAGAAGGTGTTTCCAGAAACTACTTGTTGGCTTGACGTTAGAGAGCCTGTAGCTAAAAGACGAGTTTCACTTACATCCACTAGAGCATAGTGTGTTGCAGTACCACTCCCTGTAATAGAACCACCAGTTAGTGAAGCTACAACAACCTCTCTTCCACCAGCACTACGATTGCTAGGTAAAGCAATGCTCAGGGAAGTTGAGTTACCAAGGGCATATGTTGAGTTTGCTTCAGCGTATGTTGTTGCTTCTTGAGATGTGATTAATACCTTGTCAGCTTCTGTGTCTAAAACGCTTAATCCGTTATCGTACACTCTATCTGCTAATGATGACATTATTCAAGTTCCTCTTCAGTCTCCGTCTCTACTGAAACGTCCTCATCGTAGTTTAACTCAGCTATGTCCATAAGATCTCTTATGACCTCTGGATGAGAAGACACGTCAATACCAGCACCGTTAAGGTTACGTAGGAATGTTGCAATCTCACGAAGATCGTGTGGAGCAACGTCACCAGCTACAATAGTTGGCATTAGGTCATAATTCAGACCGTTCAACTGCCAGAGACGCTCAACCAACTGTTTGTTGAGAACGTCTGTGACCGCTTGGATATAACTCTCAAGCGCACGGAGGAACAAGTCTGTCTTCGACTTAGACAGGGCATAAGAGCCACCTGATGAACCAAGAAGAAGAAACTCAGAAAGCATAGACCTGGCAATGTCATGCTGATAACGACTAACAATAGGGTTTATGTCAATGTTGCGCTTGCCATTAGATGCCATCAATTCTACGTCAACTAGTCTTGTATTGGTAGGACCTCCATCTTTATCGGGGTAAGTGTCGGAAGGCAGTATAATGTAGCCTTGCTCATTGAACTTAACGTCACGTAGGATTTGCTGCAAGTTCCCCACAAAGGATGATTGCGCGGAAGAAGCATCACTTGAAAGATACTCTGAAGGAATACGAGCAACAGGAATACCCGCCAGTTCTCTCTCAACGGCAATTGCCTCTATAGCTTGTAGGTTATTAAGGTACTCATAAGAGGTATATGCGTTACGTAGTATAGAACGACCAGAAGGGTCACCGTTTAGAGTAGTAGTACGGTAGTATAGAGACTTGTTAGCTGGTATGTAGTTTTTGCTGTTCATAATACCAACAGACTGATCAATACCTAATACTTCTCCTGTTTGTGGCTCTACATCAAACTTACTAACAGTCCAAGGTGCGCGGGAAGCAATCTTCCTTACCCCTATGCGACCGTCTGTGTACTTTGAGTTCTTCTTTGGTGATCTCTCACTTGGTCCAACACGTCTCTTGTATACAACCTCGAACCAACCAAAGCCATAAGACAAATAACCAAGTGCTTCTGCTACATGGTCATCTAAACTGTGTTCCATGTCAGACAAGACACTCTCAACAAACTCTTTCTCTAACTTAGCCTCTGGAGTATCGTTAGCAGCTTTAACGTCTAAAGATACGTCACGAAGTATTTGTTCTACTGAATACATAACAGCACCAACGGTACTATCGTTATCACGCATCTCACGATACTTACGTATGGCTTTTTTGCCACGAAGTTCTGGTAGAAACTCATCAGCACGGATTTGTCCGTTGTGTGTATTATCCCCAGATATCCCTAGAGTAGCTGTTGACGCTGTTGCGGAGAGTTTCTTTACCATTTTATCTTAAGCCTTTAGCATTGCTGTACGCCAGTGTTAACTGTGGTTTTGCGTACCCGTTCAGTGAAAGGTCCGTTATAGCCCATACCATAGCATCAAGACGGTCTGGTGAGCCTGTGGACCCTAAAGGTTCCCACTGTACCATCTGATCCTCTAACTCATTTAATCCTTTGACGTGTTTTACCTTCTTTTGCTCATACAGAGCAGATACAGGTTCAGCCCGTGCCATCTTACCCCTACTTGCGTGTACGAGCTTGATTGGTACGGTTTCGTCTTCTGTGTGTAGGGTGTGTCTAACCATATCGCCACCCTGGTTCTTCTCCGCTACTATACGGTCTGCCATGTGCTTGCGATATAACTTTATGGCCTTAGCGGCCCACTGTTGAGGGGTGTATCTACCCGTATGATCTTCTAGTACGTATGCAATGCCGTTAACGTCAACACCAGCAACTATTATGCCAGTTAAGTCGCTTTCAGCGTTAGATGTGATAGCTGGGTCAATAGATACAATGATACGTGACAAATCTGGCACTTCAGTTATATCTACTTCGCATTCTTGCAAAAGGCTCCTAGACCAGAGCGCACCTGACGCTTCATCTAGTACCTCTGCGTAAAGCTCTTGTCTTCCAAGCCTTGTACCGTCATATGTTTTTCTAACTGCATCCAAGAAGGTATCAGCTAGGTTAGCAGCATTATCAAACGTACTACCCTTACTAACCAAAGTCTTATCGTCATCTATAATAGTGCGAAGCAACTTAGTGGTCTTAGGGGTTGTAGTGACAAATACTTGCGGCCTACGCCCAAGACGCAGACCAAACATCATCATGTCCCAAGTTTCCTGAGCATGGTTCCAAGCGCAAAGCTCGTCTGTCCATGCACTGAATGCCTGTGGTCCACGTAATCTGTCAGGGTCTTCTGCTGAGAAGAATACAGCCTTAGCTCCATTATCCCAAGTAAGTGTGTTGTTTGTTGGCGACCATATAGGAAAACCCATAGGTTTGCCCTTATAAGTCTTGTCACCCTTCCAACATACGTTTAAAAGCCCAGAATCGCCCTCAACCATAACTCTACGTACATCACCTTTTGTAGGAGCGACACAGTGTACAATTCTATCTCCCTTCTTTATTCGATGCCTAACCCACTCAGCGCCAGCACGGGTCTTACCCCAGCCACGACCAGCAAGTGCTAACCATACAGACCAGTCCCCTTTAGGTTCTAGCTGATCTGGCCTAGCCCAAAAGTCCCAGTTAAACTTAAGTTCTTCTGCTTTTACAGGTCCAAGCTTACGTAGTATCTCTACTACCTCTTTACTAGGAAGAGATCTTAGATCATCGGCAGTTACAGTCTTCGGGGCTACAGTTACAGTCATTGGTGTCTACACTCTTTCCTAGTAGTGCAACAAGAGAGTCTATCGCACTATCATCTGTATCGGGGTCTTCAGATTGCTCTACCTCGTTTACAGTGCTGTTAGGTGACCAACCACCCTTAGATCGTAGATAAAACTCTTGTGACTTAAAGTCACCATCAAGTGCTTGATCATAAACCTTCTTGCCTACAGCACCAACCATCTCAGCTAGTGTCTCAGACCTGATCTTGCCATAAAGCTTGTAGAAAGTAGCTGTGCTAGAAGGCGCGTTCTGATACTTCTGTATCGACCCCATAATATCTTTTACTAACACGCTGCCTCTAGTAGCCTCGACTACCTTCTTAGCTATTGTCTCACTGTACTGTGTAGCTGTAACTGGCATGTAAATCTCACTTGATAAATAAAGTTCCCCATCGGCATGACCATCACTTATATATGGACTACATGTGGAAGAGTTTGTCATGGTTGGGGAAAATCTTTTGGCACTACTTAAGTATTAACTTACGTCTTTCCATAAGTTCTTAGTCTCTAAGCTACAAGCTATGTTGTTACAAGCTGGTAGTATGAAACTTAAGTAGTACCTTCATAGATATATAACGCCCAATTTAAGCAAATAGCAAGTTATTTATTTAACTATTTTATAAAGCGTTGTTATTGCATGATTCTATTCTTTCCATTGTCGCTTGATCTTCACTTAAGTTGGTAGCGCGTGTCGTATCATATATATCACACCAGGGATATTATTTTACCTGGGTAGTGTGACGGAATGACGCATCAAACCTTTTTTCTTATTTTATAGCTGTATGTGGATATAGGCCGAATCGTTTCCAGGCTGCTATGATTCGGAGGGTCCCAAGAGTCAATAGGTAATAACAAATGTTACACGTATGAAACAAAACGTGACCAATATGATTAAATTGCTTGACTTACTTACGTTTTTGTTCGCTCTGACATGCGAATCGCTGCACTACCCGCCTATGATTCGTGATCACAATAACAAAAACTTTAGTTGATCCCGTGATCACAAATAATAATTAATACCCTGTAACAAAACAAAAAAGACGCCCTAAAAAGGACGCCCCATTATTGTGTATAGCCAAGCTAAAAAAATATTAGTCAATCAAGTGGTATTCCTCAGAACCGTCGTCAAACTGTACTATTTTAATATCTTCATTTTCAGTGGCGCAATTATAGCAAACTATTGTCCCACAATTTGTGGTTATAATATCCGTTTTTAATATCTCGCATATGTA